CACGGACACTAGCCACCCTTCAATTTTACCACTATCAGCCACGGACAAGATGTTTTTACTTTTGTTTCTGGTGTTGCTCCTCATACCCTCGTACTTCATCTCCCCTATCATCATATTTACACCTCTCTCTCTTCTCTTCCTCAAAGAGAGTTACCCCTTGTTTCATAATTTGTATTTGTACTTGCGTCGCGACGGAGATAGTGGGTATTGTTACGCAGAGGCGTGGAGGCCGTTCCCTTGGTTAGCCGTTATGTTGTTGGGGAGGTATCCCACCATTTTCCGCGTAATGTTTCTTTATAGGGTAACTTGGTGTGAGGATTTATATGCCAAATGGCATTTCGAAGCAGGCGATGGTCACGCGCATATGGTTCGCGGGCCGCGCGTCTTGGATCCGGTGACGAATCGTATTTTGTTTCACGGTTGGGCCTCTACACCAATGAATCCTGATAAGTTCTCAACAGTAGGCAGCCAAGCGGCATTTGATGAGTTTGCCACTGCGGCGCGTGAGGTTTCGCGCTCGATGCCGGTTAGTGGTCAGTTGCGAGGCCAAGTTAGTCGTTACATCAATGATACGCGTTTGGAGGCTCCGATCCATCCGCGGGGTTTGAGCACATATCACCCTCATGCCAAGCGTCGCATTGCGGGAGACATTGAGAGCATGTCGGCTCACAAGTTGACTCGCACGATGAACATGGTCTCAGCCCTAGAGGCGTCAAAGGTTTTGTTATCAGGCATGGAAGTATTGGGATCGACTGAGGAAAGGGCAACCATGGCCCTGGATGCGTTCAGTGAGGGAGTAGCCACGTCAGTACCGCCATCATCTCCGCAATATCATAGGTTGCTGAACATGGTGGGACCAATGCGTTATTCACCACGCATTGAGGCGCACAGGGTTGCTGCCACCATTCGACGCGCAGCATTACACCATGCGGTTGTGACGTTAGAGGGTGCTATAGTGGGATTGGTGTCACCTAGCAAGGCCGAGATTCACGCTTTTCCTATGGCAGCGATATGGGAGTATACTGATGTCATGGATGGGGCTCGTCGTGCAAAGCATTGTTCTCAATGCAAGGCACCAGTGTGCAGTGTGCGCCAGAGGGCGGCCCAAGCTGGTCGTGTTTTAGTATCGAACGAATGGCAACGCGCTGCTGGCCACTTTGCCAGGTTTGAGGTGTCAAGTATCATTCTCACTAACATAGAACCAAATCTGGATGCTAGAACTTTGGTTGAGTTGATGGTAAAAGCCAAAGTGTATAGCGCATACTCTCTATTTTCCGTTGATTGGCGTGTTATATTGGGGCGCAAGGTGGTAGACACTTTGACCGAGATGACGACGGAATTAGCTTTCGGGAAAGTTGTTTCGTCGTTTCACGATGGTGGTGATTACGTGCAATCATTGTCGAGGGTGCGACAGCTGTTTGCGCCGACTTATGCGGCTGGTCATTCGTTGCGCCGTACGGTCATTTTCGGTGACAACGCTTCTCAATATCACGAGTTGACGATAGCAGCTGGTGGGTGGGCGACTCGTTGTCTGCCTTCGTATGAGCAGTTCTATTTCATCAGACTGATCATGCCAGATACATCACGACCGGTGGTTCTTGTCGAGCGTAAAGGATTTGATCGTGTGCTTGCGACATATAGGACGCAAGCCATAAAGGATAAGATGGTCGCGCGGATTGTGTTGAGACAATCTGTTGTGACTTATTCCATATCTGGTACGCAGGTCACTCCGAGAATAACTCTTACTGAGACGGAGGCCCAGGCGTTGGGCGTCTGGATCGAGGTGTATTCAGAAGTGCAAGACGCGCTGGCAGAAGCACAATCAGCAGAGTTGCGACCCGGTACGACCACAAGTGCAGTCAAGAAATCATTGTATGCTTCCGTGGCATCAACCCTAGCAGCAACAACAACCGGGGCTATGGCTCTTGGGGCCATGTCTTCAATGGAGACATTAATGCGAATTTATCGCACCGATATTGGCCAAATGACTCTGGATCAGATGTCCGAACGCGCCATGGAAGAGCACTTCGGTGCGAAGATGGAACCATTGTCACTGACTAACATGGTGGTTTCTGCTTGGGGTACATTACATGGTTGGGTTACCTCGCCAATTAAGTGGACCAAAGCAATAGAGCATGCTTTCCGCGAGTCATGGGCAATTTCTTTCTCTTACGTGGATGTTGTCAGTGTCGCTACTCTTTTGGGTGTACGCTATTCGATAGATGCGACTAAAGTCCTGTTAGATTGTATCGTTACTGTGGCTAGGATCATGGGTCGCCCCGATGCCATCCGCACTGTGACGCGGTTCATGGATTACATAGATTGGCAAAATCAGAAATGTGGGAGATTCTGGGTGTCAGTACAGGATGCACAATCACTTGATTTCCAAGCGGCCACCATTGATATAGTTGAAACCTTTTTCAACACGTTTTCGGTAGATCACGCGGTGCAGGTGCAACAGTTCCGTGAGGAGAACTTGTTGTCTCCTGACGTTATACAAGAGTTGGAGCTTAATGCTGGGTTGCCCTTTTCTGATTTTCTTTCGGAAGTCAAGTTGTTTCTTGGGAAATTCAATTCTCATGTTAGGAGGGCTGCGGCTGCTTCCGTGCTGTTGAGCGCGTTTCATCACGACTGTCGAGCGGTGTCGGGCGAGCAAAAGACCAAAATGATACACTTGCTCAAGCAAGAGCTTAAGAATGTACAACCAGAAGCACTCACGGATTTGCATTTCGCACTGGGTGGCGCTCCAGAACTTGTTCCAATACCGTTGCGTCCAATTGACAATCAAGACATACGTGAGTGTTTCGCGAGAGGGGTAATACGCTTGCCATCGGCCAATGGTGAAGTACGTTTGAACCGTTTGGTAAAGTCAAACGGTGTCTACGATTTCACACCGATACATCGGTTAATGGATCTTCAACATGGACAAACAGTGCGTCCGGAGAATTTGGCCGGCCCCAATTACATATCGCCAGATGAACGAGGAGCGCAAATTCAAATTGCGTTAATAGAAGCTGTGCTCGCTGCCGATTTGGGCACTAGTCTATGCAACACAGCAGCAATGATGCCATGGTACCAGGCTCAATTGGCTGCCCCAGGTATAGATTATGTGGCCGACGTCCTACGACGCTCTGCTGGCCTCTTCACCATGCCTTCAGCTCGTAACTGGATTGCGCACATAACTGGGTTGGCAATGGGTGGCAAGTCAAAAGTGCCACGCTCGTGGATCACTGCTAATGATTTGGTTGTCGTGCCAACCAATGAACTGAAGATGGAGTGGCAAAGCAATCTGGGCAAGCTTGATCCCATGCGCAGAGCTACTGTGGTGACTCAACACGAGGCGTTGGTGACGAAATATGCCTCTCGTTACGTGATCATTGATGAGTGTTACGCATTTGACCCAGAACATTTGCAAGCCATTGCAAATAGACATACACGGGCTCGAGGTGTGATCACGATTGGCGACCGACGTCAAATATCGAATGTGTTTTCACCAACAGAATTAAAGTTGATGGCATCGGAGGCTCCGTGCGTGATGATCACTCCGACGACGTTCGTGGGATGGGATGCGGCAGTGGTGTATTTGACTACAACAGTCACTGATACTCATGTGGATGAGTTATTTTGTGGCTCAGAAGACAATGAGAGTTTGTGCTATGCTCTGACTGCTGATGATACCCTTATTCCAGGCCCAGGAGATATCGCTATGCAAGGAACACAGAACGGCAAAGAGCTGGTCAAGGCGCGTGGCGTTTTGGCAGCGACAGTGCATGAATGCCAGGGCAGGCGATCGAATAACTCCGTAGTTCATGCTTTGGGACGAACACTTGTTGGGGATGCGCGTTGGTTGGGCATGCCTGAGCAAGCCGCTCATTGCGCGGTTGGTCTCACGAGAGCACGGGAGAAGACTATCTTCGTCGTTGAGGGAGTGGCTGTACTCAATCATTTCCGTTGGTTTGATGATACCACGGTAAATGGGCCTTTGTCCGATACAGTCATATATGGTGGAACCTCCTGGGATTTTTGTGAAGTGAGGGCAGAAAACGAGTCGATTTGGGAGCACATACACACAGCCGCACTTGTGGAATCATCTTTGGATGAGGTGCCATTAACTGATCCCGTGACCATAGCAACGGTTTTTGATCATACGGGTGAACCACTGTCAAGTTCTGAAATTAGGACGAATGTAGAATTGACAAGTGGTGTGAGCTTTCAAGATCTTGGCATACCTCATTCTGATAAGTTTGATAATTACACGATTCAACCCCGCGATATCCCAGGCGCGGATCAAGTTCAAGCTTTGACGCGAAGTGTCCCCGACATTAAACCGCGTCCGCAAGACTATATCGACGCGGAAAAAATCGTCGAATTGTTGTTTGAGGAGGTCATTGACAAGAAGACTTTCTTTGCTCATGCTTGCAACTCTGGGCGTGCTGCAATCACGAGACAAACTCGTCAACAAGCAATTGACGGGGCGTATGCCAACTATGAGACGGCTGCATCTACCTTGTCTTTCGCTTTCCTTAAGCCAGAGTTCGCGAAGAAACCATCTGAGCTCAGCAATGGTCCATCTGAGCTGAAGGCTCAAGGGGTGGTCTCAGCGTCTGACTTGCAACAAGCAATTTTCGCTGACACGTGTGATGCCTTGACTCATGCATGGGCGAGGTCAATGCAGAAAGGTAAGCTATCGCCGGTTGGGCTACGCGAAGAAGAGGTTGAGGAGTTTCTGGCCACTTTTGAGACGTCGGTTGAATTGGACATCGAGAAGCAAGATTCCTCCCACAAGCCTGTTCATATCATTGTTGCTTCCATCTTCCTAGAATTCGTGGCAGACAAGTTAGGACTGGGCACACTGGCCACAGAAATCCGTTTTGAACGTCGTGTGCGTATGATGAACACACCTTTCAAATTTGTACTTAATAAAGCACTTGCTTCTGGCGACCCGTGGACGTTGATTGTCAACAAGATCATGGCATTCAGTTCATTGATCAGTGTCGCCCGTCTCAAGGATGTTCGCATTTGTCAGAGCGGCGATGATGTGACCATGGATCGTATGCCTGAGTGGCGTTTTGGTTCGTTGCGTGCACAAGAAAGCGCAAATGTTGGGCTGACTTGGAAAATGGAAGAACGATCACAGCGACAAAATGGCGTGACGTTCATCAGTCGCGCCGTGCTCCCCCATCGCGTTGTGGTTTACAAGGCATTGCGAACGATACTCAAGTATGCTTACCGCAAACGCAACCAAATACAGCATGCCGGGATAACAGCAGATGCCGCTCGTATCGCTAAGCTGGCAGCTCGTCATGGTTTGCAGGCATATGCTGAGGCTAGATGCCAAGTGTGGGGTGGTGACCCAGTAGTTGTTTTTGACCTCTGGACTCGCGCACTGGCACTTGCACGGCAACCCTTCGAGCAGCTGCCAGAAACATTACGGACGGAAGAACCACGGCAGTACACAGTTCGTGAGCGTAATGGTGGATGCTTTGGGTATGCTCTAGCCAATTGTGTCAAGTCAAACGTTGCTGCGATCAATGCTATTGCGTCTTTCCGAGGTCCCGTCAATAGAACCATTGCGCTTAAGGCGTGTAATGATAATGGAGTACCAATCGTGATTATGGATGAGCCGTTTGCGCTACGTTCACGTAAACGATTGATTGAACACATGGATCGCCGCAAGATCACCAGGAGTTTCGTCGTGGTGTATGAAGATCATGCTGTGGCGGTAGTACCAAATACAATCACATTGCATGGGGCTTTTGGGAAACGCACTATAAAATGGAAGTCCACTTTCTCCAAGGACGTGGAGATCACTGATTTTGAATAAGTTCTTAATTTCTTTTGGGCGCGCTTATAGTTATCTAGCCCGCTACGGCAAAGAAGAATAAACTAACACGTGAGGTAGGAAATCAGAGAACCCATCACATGTCCTGGAAACAGTAGATGCGGCGATTTAGCAACACTGATTTGATCCAAAACCCACCCGACCAATGAAGCGTTATTATCATTGGACAGGGCCCCTCCACTCAAGGGTAGTCGCATGGTCATATGCGGCAAGACAGTGTCGGTCATACGCAAGTAATTGCCTATGGCAACGGGAAGTTGCGTAAGCAATGGGCCGTGGCGACAGTTCAGCCATTTCGATGGTTGACTGATCGGCCGGAGAGGACGGATGCGGCTGTCGGTATATTATCGGCCTTCAATGGCGATATGCTTAAGGTGCAAACACCCCTCTTTTATCTCGGTTTGGTACCCGAGACGTGACCCTCATTACGTATCACGAGAGGTTTGCTTACTACAACATATGACACCATAGGAATGTCGAATCACAATATTGCCAATACGATTGACAATATTTTGAATCAGAGTGAAAAGACAAGCATTTCTATTGGCAAGGTCATAGGACACTATCTGTCTCAAGGACAGTTGATTGCCCTACGAGAGTGTGTGGAACATTTGAGAGTGCTGGAATCTGCTGCAGCGTTAACCACTTCCACTGCCGTTGTGAGTGATCACGAGGAAGAATATCTGGTACATGCCCAGAGAGCCACGGTAGCCAAGGCTATACGAGCCAAGCAAGCTGCAGTTACAAGCGCATCTGGTGCTGATCGCCCAACACTCAACTTAGAATTGGGGAAACTTTTGTCAGAACGCGCCAAATTAGACAAGTTAATTAAGAAATTTGGTGACGCATCAGTTTGATCATGCCGTCCGCAACTGCATCACGTTTGATTGTGGAGTATGGCAGTGATGAAGACTACAAGTTTGCGGGTTCAGCACAGTTGAAGACTGCAACCACGTTATCGGCCAATTTTGGTGCAGTGACTCGGTATGAGCCATGGAACAATGCAAATGCAAAGACATTGCTCGTCCATCATCCAGTTGCTGTGTGGAAAGAGTTAAGTGTTCGTCTTGCCCCTAGACCAGGTATTTATGGACGTATGTGCACCTTTTACGGCGGGTGGGCGGCGGCTGCTCTTACCACACCAACTACGGTTGATGAGATGGTGTCGCTACATGGCGCAATTGACATCACGTATGGAGGTACGGGTGATCCTGGCACCATTCGCATAGAGATACCGTGTGTTTTTGACGATACAATGAAAGACCTGTTGAAGGGCCCAGACAATGAGGGATCGCGCCCAGTATTCTTCTATTGTTTTGTTGAGACGGCAGTGGTTGACAAACCAGCAGATTCGGATCGCTTTATGTTGACTTTTAAAGGGAAGTACACTCTTCATGGGCGCTATTAGGTGCCACCATGTCATTTCTTGGACGGTTGGGTTTAGTATCTTGCTCTACAACAGAGCATTCTCATGGGATTCCAGAAAATCAAGTAAATATTGATAGTACCGCACAACCGGTCACAAAAACATTGTTTGCACTCCAGAGTTCATTTGATCCTCGTATCGTTCTATTTCTGCGTTTGAGCTCAGGGACGACATCATATTATGCCGCATACAAGGGTGTACGCCCAGATGGATTGATGGAGTATGTCGTGACTTTAACTTCACAAAACATCGGGGTTATCAAGCCTTGTCCACTAACACATTTTGATGCCGCTATTCACTATGTGAAAACTGACGTTGCGCTCTTCGATTCAAACATTCATGGTAAATTGGTCGACATGAAGTTGCCTTTCAACTGCATTGTTCTGTTCTTGCGCACACTTTCACCTGTGCGAACTGCGGTCCCAGATGGGAAGTTTGCTTTTATTTCAAAGGATGGTAATATCGCTTTTAAAACCAATTACAAAAATGCGGTTTGGATCACGTTGGGTAAGGCAGATGTACCACCGGGGTTTTATTTCATTTGAGTGTTAAGGTGTTATTTGAAATTCACAGTAATGAAGGTAAACTGTATAAACCTATTCACTTTGTGATACCATCATCGTAGATGGTTCATTGGATTGCAACCATGTCACATCGTCTTTATTTCTTTCGCGTGATACGCACAATTAAACTTCGTGACAATTTCAATTTGAGTTGTCATGTGGGTTCCATTATTGCATGAAACGTGCCGTGATAGGCTCTAAACCATCTATATGCTAAAGGACCATCCCAGGGGGGTATGCATGAAGCAATTCGTAAAACAAGTCCGGTTAACTTTCCCGGATTGTAAACCTTTTTAGGTTGAACAATAAGCTAGCTAAAAGTGGCAATGACTTATACGATCATTGCAAAATCTTGATGAGAACAAGAGTCACTACCTACGGTACCAAATACCAAGGGGCTAGTAAAACTAAATCTCTCAAAACATGCAATCTTCCTTGGAATATGTTGCTCGTTTCATTTACTTGTTTCTTTGATTTTCAAGTTCATGATTGAATTGTCTCCTGTTGATGTCCTTAAACACAGA